GTCTGGAAGTCGGCGCTTTAACTGTTCTGCTACCGTAAGGTCTTTCGGGGCTTCAGCAATAAGCCTAATAGGCCCAAAGGGCATACCTGGATCAGTCCCCGCAAGATTAACAACTTCTGCCGTTAATCCTGGTGCGGCGCCCCGTTCGTTCAGTTCTCCCAAGGCGGCGTTTTTCTCTAACTCTCTCTGGGTTTGCGCTTCCAAAAAACGTACCTCGCGTTCCCCTAGAGAAGGAGGACTTTCCAGGGGCCAAAGTCCCACGCCGCCTTGCTGAAACCCAACGACACCACCTTGGGCCATGGACAATGTTCCACCGCCCATGGGGTTAACGGCATCCTGTGCAACAGCCTCAATCAGTGGTTGAGAAGAAGCGAGGATCCCGGCCGGTTGGTTCATGTTGTTCTGCATGGGTTTGCTTATAGGCAACATTCCACCGTTAGCGAACATACGGCGTTCCGCCAGAACTGAACGAACGGGTGCGCGGCGATTCATCGGTTATCCACTCCTATTTCCTATTTCCAAATAACCCGCCCAAGGGATTGTCGAGAGCTCTATTAAGCCCCAAAGCACCGATGCCTAGGCCGATGGCTTGAGATAAGGGACTTGCAGAAGGAGCTACGTTAGTTCCGAGAGTGGTCGAGGCAGACCCGATGGAAGGTTTAAAGATATCACTAACAAAACTGATCCTCTGGAAAGGTTCAAAGGCCTGCTGAAGCTGTGATTGTCTCGCCGCGTCAAGGGCTCTCTGTTCTTGCGTTTGCCCAATGGCGCCAAGCTGTGACTGAAGCTGTGATTGTTGTGCGAGGAGGTTCTGCCCCGCCCCAGCAAGATTTGCTTGAGTTGTCCCCAGACCACCGATCCCCGCGCCTAATCTAACGGCTTCTTGAGACTGGGTGGTGCCGATCCCCGCGAGGAGTTGCGCGAGCCCTTGTTGACGGCGTTGCTGACTCTCAAAAGCGGTCTGGGCGGCATTTTGCGCTTGATTAAAATTACGGCTCAAGTCCTCAAAAACGCGCCGGCTTTGTATGTCCGCTAAATTACGACTGAGTTCTGCTTGCTGTATTCCTTGGCGGCTTCCTCCGAAGGCACCTGCCCCTACCGCTTGGGCCGCCAGCTGGTTACGCTGTATATCGGCCTGACGTTGGAACTCTGCTAGGGCCTCTTGGGTAACAGCTTTTTGGAAAGGGTCCTGAAAAGCAGCGATACTTTCAGGATCAAAAGCTTGTGCAGAACCAGCTGCTTGCTGCGCGGCCTGCGTGAATAGGCCTGGAACGCCGGCCGCTCTTTCTTGGAGAGAGGCCAAGCCTGTTCCTATCGTTTCCGCGCCGGTCTGTAAGAAAGGTTGAAACTGGCCAATTCCTTGACCCAACGCTCTAGCTTGCTGTGTTAGGGGATCAAGTCCTGCAACCTGAATATCAGGGATGTCTACTCCAAATTCTCCCCTGGCCAGAGCCTGCTCTAGGATTTGCTTTTGAATCTCCTCGAGGAAGGGGGCCTGACGTACCTGAGTAGCGGTTGTTGTAATATCAGCCATTATGCCATGCCTCTCTCAAAGCGGTTCATCATGTCGTACATACGAGCCGCTCCTAAATCTCGATTCCCCTCTCCCGCATTCCTGACTGCTCTAGCGGTCATTACAAACTCTCCATCAGATAATCTTGCGGGAATACTGTCAGAAGTTCCTGTACCGGGGCCTACGACTTCGCCGCCCCCCGCCGCATAAGTCGAATAGAACTGCTGCGCTTGAGGAACAGTGATGTTTGTTATGCCAGCCAATCGAGATGGGGTGTAAGACGCACGGCGACCAAACTGAGCGGCTAATTCTTTTGCTTCAGGCGATGTCTTATCTGGAATGGTCAACCATCGGCGGTAGGCAGCCCTCTCAGGGTCGGTAAGGGCAGCTATTTGATCGGCGGTTAATTCCGGCTCACTGTCAAAGGCTCCAGAACCTACGAGCAACGCTCCCCCGGCTAATAAAGCGGGATTGGGAATACCCAAGGTGGACCTTTCCAAAAATGGCTTAGAGGCCTCACTTACCGGGGGGCTTGCCTGGGTACTTGCCTGGGTACTTACTCCCTCACCACTGGCGCCCGAGCCTGATGAAGGTGGTCCGCCCCATTCTGGAGAAAGACTGGGGCGAGTTACAGTCCCAGTTGGGTCATATGCCCTGAATAAACTACCCATGCCTTGCGGTACCCTAGCGGTCTGTCCTGCGCCCCTCATATCGGAGAACCCAAAGCCAAGGTCGGCAATTTGACCTGGGCCAAAAATACCTTGGGCAAGGGGATTAGCAGCACTTCCAGAGAATAAATTTCCAGCGGCTTGCAAGGGAGCTCGAACGCCAGCCGTAAGGCCTTGAGTGAACGTACCCTTTCCAAAAAGACCTTGGGCAAGAGCTTGAGTGCCAAAAGTAAGAGCAGAGGACTTTAAGGCATCACCGAAGGATCCCCCAGATAATTTAGTCGCTAAACCAGAAGCAATTATGCCCCCAATGCCCGGTGCAATGAGATTGCCTATAATAGGAGCGGCTACTGGAAGAACCTTCTTGAAGACCTTCTTTACAGCCTTGAATATTTTCTTGAAGAAGAACTCCGGTTGGCCCGTGGTCGGATTGATAGAGTTCAAATCACTCCCAACCACATAACGGTCAGGGTTTTCTATGCCCATCATCTTCATCTGTCGGAAGAGATTATCCTTCAGACCAGGGTTGGCATCCAAAATTTCCTTGGGGACAATGGTTTCGCCTTCAGCCGCATGGACCATGTAATTATCGCCATACCGACCAAGAGTGGCGAGGCCATTTGCTAAAGCTTGCGCGGTGGGTTCACCAGAATACTTGGGGGAACTGTCTACCATCATCAAGAAATCTCCAGCACGCTTCCGAAGGCATAAATCTTCGACGCTGTGTCACAATTAAGTATTAGCGTATCACTGGCTTCTAAAACAAAAGGCCCAGCGAGAGACGTATCTGCGAGAGTTCCGATGCTAGCTTTTTCTAGCGTAATGGTTACGGAGGCAGAACTATCGGTAATCTTAGGGTACACTACTATAGTACCTGAGTGACTATTATAAAGATTTATATTCTTAATTATCGATTCTGTCGCGGAGGGACACGTATATATCGTAACATCTCCCGTGGAACCCACTAAAGTTGCTATATTTTTGTATGCGGAAGCCATTAGTCCATGAACCAGGTGACGCCGTTAGTGTCATCTTCTCCACTAACGACAGACGGTAAATCCGTCTTCGTTAAAGCCATCTCCAAATCCCGTAAAATACGGGTAAACGTATCCACGTCATATTGAGCAGGGGCCAGGGGCATACTGTGATCCAGAATCTTGGCCACTATCGTCTCCCATCAGGACGTAAATCGAGACGTAAATCGCCCAAGGTCCAAGTCACATCGGTACTGGAACTCTCTATTCGCAGGACCGCCTGCCGCGCTCTGGCGCGTAAGAAAGATTGTTGCGTCGTAGTCCCAACAGCGTTCGTAGAATTAGTCGTTAGGCTATCATTTGGGTAATCTCTGGTCTTTAAGATATAATCCACGGTTCGACTGGCCGTGGTCGTTATATCTATGTCTGGGATCAACCTTTTCACGAACATGAATTGTTCGCCATCTCCCAAATCAAAATCAGCAGACTCAATGTAGGAAGTCATCGCGGAGCCGTCATCGTTGTTACCACTTTCATGGATATAGACATAACTCGTTCCGCTTGAAGTCCCAGACGCCCTTGGATTGTTATGTATTCCAAAGTCAACCCAAGCAGTCCTCGACAAGGTCCCCAAATCCCAAGTGTTTTCCGTAAAGTTGAACTTAACGTACCTATCAATTTCTGCCGAATCCGCACTTGGATAGAACCAGAAAACCTCATCGAACATCTTATTGGCGGCGGCGAAGCATTTGGCACTCTGGTCTAGATTAATGTCGTCAAAAACATATCGTAAGAGAGTGCAAGGAATAACCTGAATACGACCCGTGTAAGCGTAGAAGTTCTCACGGTCCATCCAGAAAACCCTGTCCCCTATCGTCGTCACTGCATTGGGGCCAATAATAGACACGTTATTGGCCAGCATACTGAACCCAAACGTGAAGGGAGGACCTGTAAATCTCATCGCATAGAGGGAAGAATCCGTCCAAATAAGTACTTCTTGTCTCGTCTTCTGCGCCGAAATGATCTCGGATCCTGTAGATATACGCTGTGATCCTGCTGTATTTGTTGCCGTGGGGGTCCAATCAAAAGGGGCCTCTTGATCGGACCAGCGTACCATCAACAAATCCTGATCGGTCTCGTTTATGGGATTGCACCCAAAACAAATGACGTGTCGATCCGCCCCTGAAACCATTATGCGGCGGGTGATCGTAGGAGCTCCAGAGGCCCCACTTTGAGATGCCAGCGTAGACGCTCTAGCACCAACCCCTAACGTCTTGTCCCAATAATAGGGGGTTCCATCAAAAACATTGAAGAGCAGGTCTTCCCCCCAATTATCCTGTGACCACAAACGGATATTGGTCCCTGGTTCAGCTGCTATGCTAGAAATACCCCCAAAGCCCACAAAGTCATTAGCTTCTTTGACATCTACTCCATCATCATGAGCAACGGCCGTGGTTCCTCGAGCCCCCCTAGCAACACCTGCATTTATGGTGTTGGAAGATTTGCCGGTGTATTGAATAAGTTCATCATCTATTAAGACGAGACCAACGAAAGTGACTGTTGCGCCGCTTGAGGAGGTTGCTGCTGTGGTTCCATCATCCCCACGGGTAAGGTCTCCAAACACATTGCCAGAGTTTGTTCCATAACGGATGTTTTCGCTTCCTATCTTGATCGTTCCCATGCTGGGAAAGCCACTCGAATCGGCAACGGCAATGGAAGAACTGGTAGCGGTTAAATCCGCACCTGTTGTTGTTGAAGCTGTCTCAAAGTTAGCTGCGCTTGTGAGTACAAAGGAAGTGTCAGAATCACTTATGCCACCGCTATCATTTAAAGTTGTCTGGGAATAACCTACGGAGAGACCTCCCCAAAGCCCCGCGCCGAATCCCACTCCAGGCATAGAAAGACTAATACCAGAATTAATCTGGTACACCGCTACAACGGAGGATCCCCCTCCCGCCGTAGAACCAGAGGACGCCGACCCTGCCGTGGGTATGGTGTAGGTGTTGGAATCAACAAGAGTAATTTCATGCTCGGTGTTTAACTGAGCTGCTGTGATGCCATCAGTCGCTGTCGCGCCACTTAACGTAACAAAATCACCGTTAACCGCACCGTGGGCGGCGGCCGTAACCGTTACAACACCACTTCCCGCCGACCCTGTTTTAAGAGGATTTGTGCCAAGAGTCGCCGTAGACCTTATGGGGGTTATGTCGTTATAGAGACCGCCTTCTTCTATATAGAACTTGGATTCTGTCCCAAGTCCCATGTATTTATCACCTTCTAAAGAAGCCCACACATGAAGGGATCTTCCCGTGCCTTGGATTGTGTTGCTGCTAAGACGAACCCACCCACCCATTTTCTCAGGGCGACCCTTACGAAAACGTATTAGGTCTGAATTAAACCAACCGTTCTCATCTCCATAGGAAGTAGTTTCCCTATTGACCCCTGGACGAAAATTTATTTTGGCTAGAGGCATTCATCCTACTCACAAATTATCAGTTACGTTCCTAGACATTCCTTCAACTTCAGCAGGGCCTCGTTCTGGGGGGTTGATGATCTCAAGCAACGCACGATGGACCGAAAGAAACGCTTCAACTTCCGCCCCACTTAATTGAACACGCTGCAAAAAGGCCACACACGCTTTAGCTTGCTCTCGGGTCATGGGATAATTATCCCTCCAGGGCGTCTATACGATCAGACAATTCTTGTATCGCCTTAATCATCGGAGCGATGAACTCGGAATATCTCAGGCCTGTTGGGCCATCGTCCCCCGTGGCGCTGGGGTCAATATATCCTGCGAAATCGATGCTCAGG